TGCTTGTTGGGTTCGCAACTTCTCTCTTATTATACAGACCTTCTAAGAGCCTAAAGTAAGAATCAACTGCTATTATTTCCTGATCATTTACAAATTTTCCAATAAATTCTGGGGTGGGCTCTGTTTGTACGGTGGACAAGTTGCCAATGACATCATTTCCAAGCACTTGTTTTAAAAATGATTGTAATGATTTAAAATCTGCTATTTTTCCTAAATTCACATCTTTTTTTGTTGCCGTTTTAGCTAAAAATTCTGCTTGCGCTTTTGGTACTTGTATCGTGTCCAAATTAAAATTATATGCAAATATTTTTGACAATTCATCCGGTATATCAATGTATCTCAAGAAAGATAATTCAGTGATCAAATCTCTTAATGTATAAACGCCCCATGGCGCTGTGTCAAAAATACCACCGCTGGTAAGAAAGGTTTGCTTGGTTGAAGGTGGATTAACGTCGCTTTTCTGTGTAAAAAGGTAATCTAAAATGTTGCTTTGTTGAAATCCAAATGTTAGTTTAGGAATTTCTATGGTAACAATGTTGTATAGCTTGTCAATCCCTATGTCTTGCAGAGAGTCACCCTGCAACACTTGAGCTTCAATGTCTGCGGTATTTTGACCATCATAAACAATATTTCTAAGCTGATCAACTATATCAAAATTACTTTCATTGTTTGCTTCTTCAATAAATTTTTCATTATTTGGCGATGCTAATTCAACCTTCTTTATGATCAATTCTTGCGTGCCTTGAACTTCATAACTTTCGAACGCATAGGCATAAGTTAAACTTTTTTCATCTTTTGTTGGCTCTAATTCACCATTTGTAAAAAGCTGATCATTCTTATAGATGTCGAGTACGTTTGCCTTTGTAGCAACAACATCAACACTAATATTAAAGTCCTCTACGTTTGGAATAAAAAAGTTTTTATCTTGAAAAACTTTGTCCGCTGGGTTAAAAGATTTAAACAACTTATAAATTAAATCGCCAACAATCTCTCTTTCTTTTGGTAACAATGTAATTTTTGTATTGCCGGGTGATGGTGTATCGACAGTAAAGATATCGGATCTATTAAATAAAGGTAGCGGCTCGCTCAATACACCGAGGTTGTCGGGGACAATAAGAAATCCAAGACCGGTAATTAATCTTATAATGTCGTCAAAGTTTGAATCCTCGCCAGCATTAACTTGAGCCAACAATGCCTCAAATCTTTTTCTCAAATCAACACTGTCAGCGTATAAGACTATATCGCTGGGATCTGATAGGACTTTAACATTGTTAAAGGCATAGAATTTTAAAGGGTTAAACTTTGTAGCCATGTTATGTCGTCAAAATAAAATACTTATTATAAATAGAAGTTCTTAACAGTTCTGGTGTCTCCATCCCATAATTTATATTACGGTGATGATCAATCACACAAAGGTAATTTCTGTCGATGTCTAATGTGTTAATAATATCTCTATCCAGTGGAACAAACTCTCTATCGTCTATCGAGTAAATTTTTACTGAAAACAAAGATTTAAAATTGTGGTAATTAATACCAAAACTTGTTATCTGCCCTAATAGATTTTCCCTTCTGAGGAATGAAGGTGTTTCACTGTCCTCTGAATAATAGTTAAACAAGTATCCTGCTTGAATTGATGACTGCTCAATTTGTTCAGGAGTTGATTCTAAAATTTTAGCATAGGGTTCGTAAAAATCATTTTCTTTTAAACTCTTAACTTTGTTTAAAACTCCAAAGGAGATTAAACTGTTACCAAGAAAGTTTTCAGGGTCTGCACTAACTCTTGCGGTTGTGCCTTCTATTGGCACACCTTCAGGCAAAGTATCTGTACACAGATCTGTTCTAAGAGTGGAGGGTACCTCAAATGTTTTAATTATATTTTCTCTAATCGATAATAAATTATTTGTAATTCTTGCACTTCGAAGATTCTCGCTTTGTTCAATGGTCAAGGCATTTAAGGTCGCATTGTTTTGTATTGTTCTTTCTTCTGTCGCAACTTCTTGATTACTTAGAGCGGCTACCGTTGTTTTGTTGTAGATCAGTGGATCTTTTTGTATATTTTTATTAATAATTTTATTAATCGTATTTAAATATTTTAAAGATTCATCATAGCTAAAATCATCGTTTGGCGACTTTTGATTATCCAACTCTAGCTTATCTTCAATAATCAAACTAAGTGATGAAAGAACTGAAGGTGACCTGTTGGAGACATTCACCTGCTCACCCGACACCTCCACCGATGGAGCCAAATCTGCAAAATACTTTTGTAACTCCTGCGATGCACGGTCCTCAATGGAGTCCAAGCTATACGCGCTGATCAGTGCTTCATCCTGCGGGTCTTGTAAAACTTTTACCCCATAATCAATTCTAGACGGGTTTATGACCGGTCCAAAATCCTTTGTAATGGTCTCGTTCAAAGATGAAGAAATGCCTCTTGCTTTTATGCCATCTAACAAAACATTATACACGCTTTGGTTGACATCCAAAAATATGTTTCTAAGCCTATCGTTCAAAACTAAAATTGGTGAATTTTGAAACAGAGCCATTATTTGATCAGCGTTATCTATTATGGAGGATAAGAACGCGCTATAAGTTGAAATTGTTTTTGATAATTTTGCCGAATTGATTGTTGTAAAAGATTGTGAGATATCTAATTCTCTTAAAAATTGATTTTCTGATCTGAGACTTGGCAGCAATTCATCATTCAAATATTGTATCAAAATGTCTCTAAACGATACCTGACCTTCGTAACCGTAAAGTCTGGTTCGTGGGAAATCTTTTGGAACCTCAAACGTGAAGCCATATGCCCTACCGAGCGTATCTTTTAAGTCCAAACCAAGCTCGCTGGTAACAACATTGACATGATCTTTATCTGCATAAATATAACCAGTTACACCTTCGATTGCGTTGTTGTTTTTAATGTAGTTGTTAAAATCTATATCGTCATTTAAAAATTTTATTGGATTATTGTCTTTTACATAACTTTCATCATCAATCCCAAAAAAACAGTTCACTTTATTGCCGGTTCTAAAAAAATGAAATAAGTTTGTCATATAGGAATAGTTTGTATTCTTGTTAAAATTTTCTTCAAACAATTCTTCTTGTAGGGTGCGAGGGTCTTTAAAGTTGCTTGTGAAACTTGAGGCGTCTTCTAGTGAATAATCAACAAAATTATTAACAACAAGCGCATTTTTATTAATTATTTGTTCTTTATATAATTTATCATAGATATTTTCTGGATCTTCCTCATCAAAAATTCTCACGTAAGCGAATAAATCAGATGTTGAATCGTTTTCTAAAGGCACCTCCGTATCAAGAGTGCCAGTCTTCATATTAATAACATCGCGGATGTAATAAGTGTTTTTTTCTTCAAAGTCAAAATCTTCTTGATCTATTAAAGAGAATCCAAAAGACACTCTTAAGTTTAAAAACAAATCTAGATTTTGAATCGAATTTAATTGAAAAGATACAATTACTTTTTTATATGTGTTATTAGAATAAAGCTCATAGGATCTTGAATTGACTCCTACGTCGTTATTAATAGCAAAAAAATTCTCACTTATATCTATCATCATTAATCACACTCTTCGCCATCTTCTGGGCCTACTAAACTATAAATATTCTTTTTCTTAAAATTGCTTTGGAATCTTGCTTCTTCATCCAATAAAACATTAAAATAATTTTCAACAGAATCCAAATCATCAAAATTTTCTTTGTCAAAAAACATCTTTTTGATTATTTTGCTGTTATTTGAATTGCCACCCTCATCCTCTATTAGAAAGAATTCAACATCAAACTCGGGCATTTCTGAAGTTGAAAAAGCGTTCTCCTCTTCTATTGATAATAAAACATCTTCATTTGAATTATCGTAAAACAGGCTTGTTTTAGTGCCGCCATTTTTTAATTTTTGTTTAAATTGATATAAATTATATTTGACATTAACATAAAATTGTGGGATTCTCTCTTCATTTGTATTCACTGCGTTCAAAGATGAAGAGGAAATAATATTGTTTTTTATATCAGTGACTATAATGTCTCTTTCTGATGTTGAAAAGCTGCCAGTTAAATACCCAGTTTCCTCAAAGCTTATTTGCCACGCTGGGGCGCTTTGATTTCCAATCTGATATGTGCCTATTGGATTTTTAAGCAGGCCGTTGGCATCATTCTCTAAAAGTGTTCCCTCAGCTATGACTTTTTCAACCGACACAGTTCCTTTTTGATAAAGCCCATCTTCAATTCTCTCCGACGAGGCATTCTGTACTTCGCCATTGGCTGCATCATATACAATATCTGAATCATAAAACTCACAGTAGTCTGGATTAAAATTGTTTTTTGCTAACAACTCTCTACCTTTTCTCGTTAGAACAACGTCCAATACCTCTTCTTTTCTATCAAAAATGTCAGCCATTATTCTTCATCTCCATCATATTCTAGACCAATATCAACTTTGGCCATTTCGATTAATGAATAAAAATCGTGTGGATAATTAAAACCAAATATGGAGTTAACTGGTTCCATGCCATTAATAGACTTATTTTTAATTTGCTCATAAAGGAAGTTTCTTTTGTATTTTGCCTTAAACACTTTAAATCTCATTTCTTTTGGTAGCTTACCACCAAATAGATCATTATTTAAAACACTTGGGCTAATAATCTGGCCTTCTGCAATATCATGACTTATATTAAACTTTTCCATTGAAACTTTTGTTCCGGTGCTGGGCAAGACGCCCTGCCACCACTTGGAAAGGTCGCTCTGCTCCAAATTCTCAGAAACCTCAAAAATGTACATGGCAAACGGAGGTAGTATTGCGCCGTATTCATCTTGTTCCAATCTTCTTTCTGCATTGTCGCGACGTGCCATGTAATTTAATTTAGGCGGTAAAATTAACTCTCTCTGTGTTGCTAACATGGTTGATAACGAACCTCTATTATCCTTATCAATATTACTGTAAGCTCTTTCAAATTGGTCTATAGGATAATGAAAAAGTGTTTCCTCTTGGCACTCATTTGTAACAAATGGAACTACCACTAAAAATTCTTTCAATTGAGTGCTCGTAGCTAACTGGCTTACAACCTTTTGTTCTCTAGTAAACCCTAGTGCCTCTGCTAACGAACCAGTCGTTCTAGAACTTGACCCTTCAGGTCCTCTGGCGAACAATTTTAATCCACTTTGTGTGTCTGTTGAAAACTGATGCCATATGCCTCTATTTGAATCGCTAGCGCCAGTACCACTACCACCACTAGTGCCATCAGGGCGAAAAGCATCTACATGAACAAAGTTGTGAGTTGGGCATTCCCATCTTAAAGTTGGTGACCATTGGCCCTCATTATTTGTTGCATATACATCTACACCAGCTTCAATAGTCATGAATGGTGAACTTGAATTGATAGATGAATTTCCGTAGCCGAATCCAGTCGATAAGCCATCATCAACCATTCCCTTGTTTTTATATGTTTTTGTAGAATAGTATAGAATATCATTCAAGGTTGGATTTCTATCAGTGACAATATTTTTGAATGCTTGATAATCAAAGTTAATTGTTACAGTTGCTTCGTTTGAACTCCAAGAGCCGTTTGGGTTGATCAGGTCATTGGCGCGTGTGTTAGAAGTGGTTGCAGCGTCATTCCAATTAAGCGTACCATTATTTAGCGGCTGATAAAATGCAGCGTGGACAAAATATGGATATCCGTTCGCGCTTGGGTCATCATGATTTGTGAAATCTGGTTGCTTTGAAACGACAATATCCATTACATAATTGTTGTAACTGGCAGAAGCGGCGAAGGTCCACTGTGATGGTGGAGCACTTTTAATTGAAGTCAAAGTAGAGTCTTGTACAAATGTATCAACAACCCCTGCATAAAAGTTTGAGGCTGCGAGAGCGTACTTTGGATCGATATACCCAACAGAGGCCGTTGAGATAAAAAAGTTTTCATGGTCGTTTTCGATTATCAGAGAGTCTGCTGTCAAGTGAGATGCTGGATCCAAGATAGCCTCAAACGGAATTCTGTTCCAACCTTGTTGGCTGGAGTTTTGTAGCTCGGCGGAGTCTGCCGGATTGATTATTGCACCACTAACCCAGTTTGCACTGTCGATTGCAACGCCAGCACGGATGGAGCCATAAGTTAATCTAGAGAAGACCACATTGTTAAGAGTCTGGAACGTGGCTCCTGAACCTGCCAAAGTTACATCTGGACCTAAAGACTGACTAAACAATGTAGATAATTGTAGTGTTCTCTGCACTGGGTAAAAACCATCATAAGGTAACAATTTCTTTGCAGCACTTAAATTAATTGAGATCCTGTTTGCATCTCTTTCTTGAATTTTTCTGACAATTTCAATTGCAGGGATATCGTCTGAGTGGGCGAATGTTTCTAAAAATACATTATTATTGTCTGTAGCTTGGGAACCTGTCAATGAAAGACTTTGAAAAGTATCATTAGACAGATCATAACCAGCGTTGATAATATCAGCGATATTGTCTGAAATTCTATATTCTGGCACAATGGAATGATCTTTTGCAATCACTCTCAATTCGCCGTTCCAAACTGAATAAGAATCGTCAAATGGTCCTTGATTCGCAGAGTCGCTCGCACCATTTTGCACAGTATTTAGAGGCGAACTAGAAGTAACCTCATTAACCCCTTTTATCGAGCCTGATAACTTATATCTGCCGAATCTAACATTATGAGGTTTGTCGCCAACAGATAAATATGATGGGTTTTGCTCGATATTCAACAGTTCGCCTCGTTGACGTGCGCTAACACCTTGAGCATCCATTGGCCATATTGAATATTTAAAATCGGTGTTTATGTCAGTTTGTGAACCGGGGATCAGATTGGCAGTCAGCGTTCTGTTTGCTGATGAATCGCGCCAATTGAAAACAAACCTACTTCGATCTCTGGCTATTGAGCGATAGGCATTTGTTTCTTTTGGATAAATTGTTTCGCCGTAGAATAGAGAGGTCAAACTTATCTTTGCAACTTCATTTAAGACAGATTTGCCTGTGTAAAGACCAGAAATATTATAGAACAACGAGTCTGTTTTGTCGACAGTTTTAAAATTCTTATCAAAAACATTTGTTAGTTTATCATTAACGGTGTCGTAATAATCCCCATAATAATCATATTCTGATGCAAATGGATAAGTTAAGATTAAATCTTTTTCTACAACTTTAGCGCCGGCAAGCTCTTCACTCTTTAATAGGTGAATTACTGGCTTATATTTTGTTGAAACGGGCGCGTGTTGTACTCTTGTGCTTCCATCTGTTTTAGCTGAAATAAAATTGCCGTCTCTTAAAAATCTAGCAACTGGGTGGTAACTATTTCTTGTTTGCTTGAATGTTGGAAAGCCGTATGGTCCATTTATATTTAAGAAATAGACACTGGCGGAGGTTGGCTTGGTTTCATCGGTGTAAGCACTTGGCGCTGCAATTATATTCTCATCTCCTCTTATTTCGTAGTGAAAGCCATCTGTTCCAATACTTTGAGCAGAGTAATAAGCAAAGTTAATAAATGTATCCTCATTGTCGCCTCTAAGAGCGCCGCTATAAAAAGATATATCACCTGAACTTGTAGCAAATCCATACAAAGCGTCCATAGATAAATCAGGATCTGCCGATGAAAGAATCCAAGAGTAACCAAAATCTTTCTTTGGGATTTGGTAGTTGAAGAAGCCATTATCTTCAAATGAACTGCTAGAAATCACGCTGGGTGACGTTTGTTTTAATCTGTCGACTCTGTTTCTCTGCACTTTGTGAAAAGAGGCGGTTACTGCCGAACCTGACTGAAAACCACCGAAGGCAGATGGTACTTTTAGAAATGTGTTTAAGCTGTTTATTGCTGCAAGATTTCTATATGGTAGAGCGTTGTATGGACTAAATTCAGCAGACTCAACATCTAAGTAGCCCTCCACCATGGTGGCAATCTCGCCGGGAGATGAAAACCTGTTTACTATGACTGTCTCATTAAAAGTGCCGTCGCTCAAAGCGCGATTTGGTAACGCAAAATCTAAATTGCCAGAGATGTATGTTGATTCAGATTGAGTTACATCAAATCCGCCGGCTTGAATAAATGCAAAATTATTTTCTTTTCTTCCATTAGTGTTAACAATTTGATAATTTTTATCATAATTTCCCAATGTCAATGTAGTTGAAACGTCGTGTGCGGACCCCGTTGTAGTCCTTATATTTTTTGTGTTAAATACTCTTTTAACCAATTCTTCTCTAGAGAACTTAACTCTTGGGATATTAAAATCATGTGACGATAGCGTTGAATTGTTTCGTGGATTAAAAATTACAACTTGCGTATCAGATTTTGTTGCAACCTTATAAAGTTCTGGTCTATCACTAGTTTGGCCAACCTGTATGTGTCTGTGTTTGTACCCTCCAACGTGTTGCTCGGTAAACGGCCCCTGTAAGGGTTTTTGAACATCATAATAGGTGTCGATATGTATATTATTAATACTAGCGCTAGACTCATTGAAGAATTGTGAATTTTGAGCATTTGTAAATTTAATAGGCAAATTATTTTGAACTATTTTTAAACTTTGTGCAGTCCCCGTAGAGGACGAAACACTTGCATCATAAGAAATAAACTTTTTAGAAATATCCACATTTGGCGTTGGCGTCTGAATGTTCGTTAAAACAAGCGCCTCGCTGCCCTCTTTTTGAATAATTGGTAAAATGACGTTTGACTTTCTCGTAGATTCATCGTCTGCACCTATTTCTCTACTTAAAATCTCGCCCTTCATCTTACCAGCAGTGGTCCGTTCTAAAAGTTTGGCGCGTTGTGCTGTCGAGTGAATAGAATTTCTTGCAAGTTGGGGACCTTCTTCACCAGATGCAATATCCATCTTAGTTCTTTTAGCTCTAACTTTATAAAAAGCATTCAAGCCATCGGTATCCACCGAGGCGGGTGCAGATTTTTTGTTAAACTGATCTAAATCTAGGTCTATTCCTTTTTTAGCTGCTTGGCTTTTAGAACCTTTGAACGGGCCGAAATCTGGTTTTTCTACTTCAAAGAAGCCGGGTGAAACTGAAATTCCTGTCGCGACCTGTATCTTATCGAAAATGGCACCACCAGTTGGATCTTGAGGCTTACCGGAGTCAGTATCATCATAGAAGTTACCACCTACGTCAACGTTAGGACTAACGCCGCCGGCAACGCCTGCTTTGAAGACTTTGCCGTTAAGCTTAGTACCGGGATCTATCTTTTTGCCGGGGGGCAATGGTCTTAGTGCTGAATTTCTTTCAAATATGTGACTTTCTACTACAGTTCTAACTCTGTCTGATGAGTTGGCAGAAGCTGGCATTAAATTAAATAAAACGCTTTCAATTGCACTATCTAAGAATTTATAAAGACTAACATATTTTTGTAAATCTGGTGTATTTCCGACCCTTTCGAAGAAATTTTGTCTTGCAAGCCTCAGTTCCTTGTTGAACACCTGATAATCAACAACTGGTGAGCCAATTATTGACGCATAATCAAGTACCCCTGCAAATGTTTTTAACATTTCTCTTGAAATGGTATCATACATACTGGCTTCTAGTGAGAAAAAGTATTTAACTGGCCTATTATCTAAAAAGAATAGATCATCATCATTCTCAAGAATTTGAATCATATTATTGGTGTTAAGATTCTCTGGAATTTGCTGTGTGCTTATGTTTAGATATTGAATATCTTTTACGTCTGAAGAGGCTGGAAAGCCAGCGCCCTGAGCGGTGTTTTGAATACTTACAACCTTTGAATAATCATCTACGGCATATTTATTGATCAAACTTATAGATCCTGAAGACAGATCTGGAACTGTAAATTTGCCTGATGCGTCCGATGTAGTAACTTGATTAAATGCCAAATTCATCGACAAAGTATCAAATTTTGGAATATAAACTGAGTCTAGTTCGCCGGAATAAATAAAACTGTTTTTATATGGCCTAGCGCGCCCAAATGATGTTACATCTCTTGCGTGAGATTTAATCTCCGCATCTTCGACATAATCAGCCCAAGACAGCACCGACAGAAGCTTCATATTAGATCTGTGTTGTAGTGCGCCAGTTACATTTGTCCTCTCTGCGCCAGCATACACTCTTTTATTTGCTGTTATGAAACTTTGCGCGGTGGATCTATCAAGAGTCGTGCTTAATGCGAATGAATTCTGTTGAATATCTTGAATATAATTGTAGCCGTAAAATTCTACATTAAAGTTTGTTACTGAGAACGCATCAGTAAAAGGTGCGGAATCCGGTTTAAATCTGACTGATAAGTTCCATCTTGAATTATCGTAGACGTCGTAAAAGCGTTCTGATTCTAAAAACAGCCCTAAAGAGGAGGTTAATTGAAATTTTGCAGTGTTGTCGACTTTTACAACCCGAACACTTAAATTTGCATTGTCAGTTGCTGGTACTGTTGTCGTTGTAGCAGAACTAGAAGCCTCCCTGATACCAAAAACAGATGCTGTTACAATAGCAGGGTCTGTAAGATTTATAGTGTCTAAGTACGTTGGTGGCGTTTTAGGAAAAATAGTATTTGCTTCTACTGTAAAGCCTAAGTTGGCAAATGTGGATCCTGAAATGTATGGTGACGAGTTGGCGTTATCTGTCTCAGCAAAATTGTAAATTACACCTTCACTATTCTGTGTATTTGCAAAAGGGGTCAAATCCAACGAATCAAATTTTATAGACGAGTTCTTAAAATCATCTTCCAAAAAGTACTGAGCTTCGTCAGCGTAGACATTAAAGTTGAACAAGTCATCATCAATACCATAACATCTTAGTAAATTTCTTACAGATTTAACAGTGCCTTTTGATTTATTGATGTAGGTCAAGTTGTTATAGATGTTTTTGTAAATTAAATTTTTAATTTCATTCAACTTATCTTCAAATTTTCTTTTATCATCTTGATTTGTAATTGTTTCCAAGACTTGTTTATCAATAAACATTTCAGGGACATCAAATCCTAAAGATGTTAATAGTCTATTATTGTGTGGGTTTGCTGCCACACTTTTGTTCTGATGATAGTTTGCTTCATGAAATTTTGGAATTTGTGTTACTTGCAAGTAGAGCGAGTCCAAATAACTGCCCATGACCTGTAATAGATTTTCTAATTCGCCGCCTTCGGTACGGTTTTCATCTAACATCCATAGCGGGATTGAATCCTGCAAGCTTCCAACGTTCTCAGCATCATACTGAGTACCTGAAGCTTCTAAGTTGTTTGAAAGGGTTACAACATCAGGGTGTGTTGAATAAATAATTGGATCACCAGTCTCAATTCCGGCGCCGGATTGCACGATGGCCGATCCAGTGTCTCTGCTATTAGCCACGTAGCCGGTCCATACGCCATTGGTTAAGCGCCCGGAATAATCTAAAGCCACACTATCAAAGTTAGTGTCGCCAGTTTTTCCTTCATTGAATTTAAAATAGCTAGCTAATTTTAAAGTATTGTCGTCATTAACTTTTGCAGTATCAGTGTTACCACCGCCATTGACAACGGAAAAGTAATTTCTACCTATCTGTTGTGCGTTTCTTTTCTCTTGCCAAAATCTAAATTCATCGATTGATCCAGACAGCTTACCGTAGCCCGCTTCGAGAGCAGCATCGTGATTCCTAAAATCGCCGCCTAGGGCGCCGATTGTTAATTTAAGAGAGCCAGTTTGAGCGACGTTTGTTTTAGTTGCGGATGCTTGACTCTGAAATTCGCCATTAAGATATAGACTACCAGTGTAGCCTGCATTCGCGTATTCAAGAACCAGTGCGTAGTGGTTCCAGTCTGTGTTTGAAGTTCCTAAATCTGTCGGCAGCGTGAGAATAAAATCATTAGATGCAACGGCATTGTTGTAATAAACATAAAGATTGCTTGTGTTGGCAGAGTTAGTCATGTAGCCGCCAAAGCTGGCAGACCTATTTACCGTATCGCGAATATCAAAAATTGCTTGTGAGCCAGTGACGGCGGCGCCTTTTTTCAACCAAAATTCCACAGTAAAGCCAGTTGTGAAATCTAATCTGAAACTTTGTTGTTGTTTAGACCCAGTATCAAAAACTTGATTTTTTTGATAGCCGAGAGCGGTTATAAACTCCAAAGTATCAGATTCCACAAAGCCAGATTCTGACTCTCCCGTAGAAGTTCCCCACCCATCAGGTGAAAAAACAGCAAAGCCAGTTGACTTAGGGTATTGGTTATCTAGAATATGCCTTTCTAGCTGCGTCAGATTGTTGCTAAACTCAACCTTTTCTTTATTTGACCCATCGTAAGGGTATTGAGAATAAATGCGTTTAATCGCATCCTCGTAGTATTTCTTGGCAGACCCATATTTTACGAAGCTGCTAGCGCTCGCATAATTTAAATCTGGGATTACCAACGAATCTTCGATTCTTATCTGTTTTATCTCTTCACCAGATTCTACATCTTGTCTGAATTCGTCAACACTTTTTTTATTTGCGCCTCTAAATTCTTGTGACTGAGACTTTTGTTTTGAAAATAGATCTTTAATCGCCATCACTTACCCTAAACTTAAATTTAGCTCTCTGTTCTGAATATTCACCCGCTAGATTAAATAGGAAGCTTAGTTGATAATTGTACCCACTTTGCAACATACTCATATCTAAATCAAAATAATTTCCAGAGGCGTCATATGAAAGTTGAGTGTAAGATTCATTGCCGCTGCCGGTGCCATATGAAATAACCTCAAAATTATCGACAACCCTGTTAAGCTTATAGTATGCTTTTTCAATTGGAGTTGTTTCAACTTGAGTTTGTGCAACCGTATAAAGATTTGGATTCCAGTTTTTTGGACGAACATACAATCTAAATGCGGCCACCTCATCTGTTGAGTAGGTTGTCTTTAAATTTGTTATGTTAATTACCCAATCTTTAATCGGATAATCTGTTGCGCTTTCTAATGGTTTGACCGTAATAGCAGAACCAGTGAAAAACTCTTCAGTGTCAGTGTTATTAACCCAAACAGGATATACAGTCGTAATTGAGGAAGAATTAAAGGCAAAACTTGCACTATAAATTCCAGTTGACGATTTAGTGGCTGGGACACGTTCATTGCCCTCACTAGCTACGTCACCACCGACTGGTAACGCCAAGCCACTGCCAGTGGGTCCAGTTGACCCTGAAAAGAGTCGCACATTTGGCGCACCGGACGGTATGTCAACCAATTGTCCTCTAATGTAGTTATAGAAATAGAGAGTGTTAAGATTATCTTCTGCGGGTGCCCTAGAACTACTTAAGTAAAAGTTTGAACTATCGTCGCCCTCAAAATCATTAAAACGAGCCTCTAAAACAGGTCTTCTATGAAAAAATTCACTACCGCGAGCAAAGAACTTTTTAGTATAATAAGACTCTTCTTCTGTTTCTTGACTAGACGTTAGAAAAACTCCAAACCCGTAACTACCTGTGTTTCCAATTAGCCATTCTTCAACAATTGTGGTCACATCAACTGATAGATCTTCAGTGCCACCATCAAAAGACTGTGACGTGTGCATGAGCGGGGTGTTTCCAGAGCCGGTTAAAAAATCACCACCTTGATGAGTCCAACTCGTTGTTGAGTTTGCTTTGATCCAGTTTGATTCACCAAGATCAGTGTAATTGTTCATGTCTAGACCAGTGCCTTCATTCCATGACTGTGAAATGGCGGCAACAGTTAAAGTAAAATCTCTTGGTGTTGATTCAACATGTTCTGCGTCATACATCCGAAGATGAAAATTTACAGAGCCAGATGCTGGAATTGTTCCTGCCGTTCTTTCTGCTGCAATAGCGGTCGTGTCAAATTCTACTAGCACTCTAGATAGCTCGCTTGAGGCCGATGAAGCTTGGCCGTAAATGCTAAATACTTCTAAAATATCAGAGGCTCCCATATTTGAGCCTGTTGCACGAGTTGTTAAATCCTCTTTAAAAGCATTTGATATAGTATTATCTTTTGTAGCAAAGAATCTTTTAATTGCCATTATCTAATCACCCCGCTGATATCAGCATCAAAATCCTTGATCTCTAAAATGATATTGTCTGGTACTGTAATTAGTCTTCCATCGGCTGAGGTGTTTGACGGGACATCAAACTGAGTAGCGCTATATCCAGTTCCCGACTTTCTAACAATTTCAACGCTCTTCGTATCAACAACACCATCAACATCATTGAGGGCTGTAAAAACATCAGAAATATAGAATGGCTGACCTAAATCAAATTTTGTTTGATATTTTGCCTTCAACTCTTCAATCGCATCGTTCAAAACAATTGTAAAATCTTTTTCAAGCTCACCAACGATTTCAAAATTAATTCCGATATTGACAATGCTTGCGTCTAAAATATCCACTGTGTCGTTTATCATTTTGTACTGACCAAGCCACACCTTTACATTTTCCTTTAGTGTGTTGGAGGCCGCAGTTAAATTACCATCAGCGTCTTCTGCGATAACATAAAGGTTCAAGTTTCTTTTAACACTGTTGGTATCTTGAATTATATTGGCTCTTTTTACGGCGCCAAATTTAGCTGGCAGCCTGTAAAGGATTGCCAAATAATCTTGTTTTGTGACTGCTCTATTTTGTGCTGCGTAGTTATCAATGGCCCTTACTTTGATCTCGTCTGCTGTTGGCGATGTGACACTGCCGACAATCGGCTCTTCATTTTCAACCTCAAAAGCAGAGATTTGTTGAATTGCAGTAGCATTGGCTACGCTACTCTGTCTGAATTCCACTTTAGCATCTACAACACTGTTTACAGCGTTAACAGCAGCATTCACAGAGCTTGTGCTGTTCTTCCTGTACGTGACTGTAAGAGTTGTATTGACTGGCACTATGCCTAATTTTTCAGTCTTCAAAATTTGTGATGGGTCAAATGAGCTATCAGCAAAAAATTGACGGCCATTTAATTCTAATGCAGCCGCAGTTGGATCTGGAAAAGATTTATTTTCAATTTCAGTTTCTGAACCAAAACCAAACTGCAAAAATGTTTCGCCATCAACGGTGTTCTCAACAACGAAGCGTCTTGGCACATACATGTTTCTAACAATGTACGGGACTGTTTCGGAGTCTGTTCCAATATTCCTTATTGACCTAAAGACAGTGTTTTGTGAGAGGTAATCAACTTGAAAAAACTCGTTTCCGTCTGCATCAATAACACTAGTAATTTCGCTGACGTTTTCATCATCAATTTTGATTCTTAAAAATCTCTCAAAATCGCCAACATTTACAGTTTGCTCAGTTAATTCGCCTGACACAATTGTGCCGTAAGCCTTATATGCAAACTTTGTTGGTGTGCCGCTAGCGTTTACTTCTGCCACTTTTATTTCAGTGTTCGCATTTGAAAAATCAACATCGTCAGCGAGCGTAAACGAGCTACCATTATCTGAACTCAATAAGCTTCCAGCCTTCAAAATTGGTACTAAGTCTGTGTCTGGACCAGTCCCTGCATCATTTGCTGGTACGGAGACATAAAAGGCTGCTTGGCCAGTGGATGATGGCGTTGCATTGAACTTGTATCCAAGTTGCTTTGCAATTCTGACCACACTCTCCTCTAGAATAGCGGTATCCATCAATGTCTCGTTTGTCTGATAATCAACGTAAAAAGACATTATGTCTCCGACATAAGCAATCATATCAATCATCATGGCGCCAAAAGAAGCGTCGTTGAAATCCTTATACGTGTTTGGGTAGTACACTTTAGCATAGTTGATTAAATCATTCTTGATAGAATTAAAATCTCTGCTAGTGTAACTAATTGGTGGTTTTGGTGAAGCCATTATCCATTATCTCCGTTCAAATTTAAAAGTATTGTATCATTAAAGTTAAGTGGTGTGACGTAATAATTTATGGCGATTGCAATTAGATTTGAATCTATTTGACTATCATCAAAATTTATAGAACGTACCTTAATAAATGGCATGTAGGTCTTAGCTTGTTCAATTACTTTTGCCTTAAATTTTGCCTTGACATCACCATTATAATTTTCAAATAAAAGGCCAAAAGCGCCCACGCCAAAAATTGGATCCATAATCCTTTCGCCCGGTGTTGTAAGAACTAGATTTTTAAAATTCTGTCTTACAACGCCTATCAAATCTTTATGAAGGCCATAAGGACCGTCTTCTTTAGTAACTCTAAGTGGTAATTTTACTGAAATTCCTACAGCCATTAATTATTAACCTCGTCAAAATTAATTAGGTTGGTGATCATATTATCGAGCGCTTCATTTTGACTTTTAATTGCACTATCGTCAGCAGCATTAAAGAAATCAACTGCGTTAATCGTCGTAAATTTAATTAAAATTTGTAAAATTGCGAGGAATTCTGTAAAATTTGGTGTTACAAAAAATTCATTGTATGTCGTCGTATTGGCGAGTTCATGCGCCAACTCAGAATCAGTTACACTAAATTTATCTGATACAAACTCAGACA